CCGTTAAAAGGGAGGCCGTGCGCGGGTAGCGTTCTTATGGTATAATTCAGTTGGTTTACGTCTACCATAAAAAGGGCGTTTGCTCATTCAAGACCAGCATGGTGTTCCAACCGCCCTCCGTCCTATACCGGGGGGCGGTCTTTTTTTGGCCCTTGCCAAATAATATATTCTATGGTAATATAATATCAGAGCGTTACGCTCTGTTCTTAAAATAACCGGAGGTGCTGAAATGGACAACGAAATAATGGGTCAGGTTGAGCGGGAGTTCGCGGAGGCCAAAGCGTGGGGCGTGAGCAAGGGGTTCTCCGTCGGTAAAATAAAGGTATGCAAGTTCATGAGCGAGGAGACGATCTGCTTCACCGCCGACGTTCTGCTGAACGGCAGGAAGGTGGGGACGGCCTCCAACGAGGGACACGGCGGGCCTACCTCCGTGCATCTCAAAGGCGGGACGGTGGGAAGCGAACACCTTGCGAAGCTTGAGATGTTCGTGGACGAGGCCGTTTCGGACTACGAGAGCAAGAAAGAGGACGAGGCTTTTCTGCGCCGGGCGCATAAGACGGCACAGCGCAAGGCGCTCAACCTCCTTATTATAAAAGGAAAGCCGATGTCCTATCTGATGACCACGGCCGCCACCAAGGAGGAGGCTATCTCGCAGATGAAAAAGGCTCCCGCTGGCGAGTGCGAGTTCTTCGTCTACCGCAGTGGTGACGCCGTTGCGGCCGCAAAAACTGCGAAGCAAGAGAAGTTCATGGCGAAGTGCCGGGCGAAGTCTTTTGAGACGGGCCTCAACATGGTGGTGGTTCTTAAGGACGGGTGGGTGTCCTCTGTTCACTACACGAGCCGCCCCTCGTTGGAGGATTTCAAGGCGGCCCGTCCCGAGGTGGTCGGCTCCCTTGAGTTTGAGCCGTGCCCGAAGCCGGGCCTCACGCTGATGCCGCCGCCCGGAGGGCTTAAGTAACTATGAAGCGGAGGTATAGGAAGCCGTGGGTGATGGTGTCCGTCTGTTGCGGGTGCGGGACATTTTTGGGGTACGTCCACAATGTGAAGGTCCGGCTTGCCGGGATGCTCTCGCACGGTCTATGCAGGGTTTGCGCTAAAAACTTATACGGGTTGGAGGAATGATGGTGGAATCGATGGCGAACGTTGAGACGTGGCAGTTCGTGCTGCTGGTGGGCATCGGCGTGGTAGTAGGCTTCAACGCTTTTCTTGTGCTGTTCAAGGAGCGGCTGGCGGCCGTGCGCGACCTTGAGGAGCGTGAGGAGCTGATGGAGGAGGAGATTGAGGCGCGCGTCCTCGCCCGCCACCGGGACAGCCTGGCCGAGCGAAGCGAAAGGGTTCGCAGGGCCCTGTTAGACGGCGAATTATGATCATCCCCGACCGGGAGTCGGAGCCGAGGGAGCGCCGCTGCCCGGATTGCCGCGGCGAGCTTGAAACCACGGCGATCTGCCTTGAAAGCGGCGGGGAGGCCACCTGCGAGCGTGCGGCCAAGTGCGATTTTAAGCGGGCGAGGAACGTCTGCCGGAGGTGTGGTTACTATGAGGAGGTCTAAATGGAGTACGCAGTCACGATTTCAGCCATCGCATGGTTCGTCTGGCGGGCAACGGCCGACATATGGGAGCAACACCACCCCGATTAGGTGCTTCAACTGCCAGTATTACGTGCTGGGGGAGCCTGGCTCCCGGCGTTGCAAGCGCAACCTGTGGGATGAGCGGCGGCCGGAGATGCTGCCGTCGCTTGACGGCGAACTTATGGTCTTAAAGCCCGACAACTGCTGGATAAGGATATAAAAATATATTGACACGGGATAATATTTTATCCTATAATTAATTATCGGTATCGGAGGGAACATGAAAAACAATAACACGATATGCGTCATACTGCCGGACGGCTACAAGATAGCCATACGCCGGCACGCTAAAAAGCAAGGGCTTAAGATCAGCGACGTGATAAGGCTGGCCATCAAGTCGCTGCTGGGCCTGTGAAGATCTGCGGCGTGACGGGACGGGGTGCGGTTTACGGTGAAATCCATTCCCGCACCAACAAAGCCAAAGTGGGTTAAACTCCCACCCGCCGCACCAAATTTATGAAAGATAAAATCATAGAGAGGGTCAAAGGGCTCAACCGCCCTCTTTCGGAGCAGAAGCGCGCCCTTATCGGCTTCCTGGAATCCTCCGATTTCTTCCGTGCGCCGGCCAGCGGTGGCTCCGACAAGCACCTCTGCGAGGCGGGCGGGCTTGCCAAGCACAGCTGGAACGTCTATAAGGCGCTGGAGGGTATAGTGGGCAAGTACGTGCCCGGCGCTACGCCCGACAGCGTGGCGATCTGCGGGCTGTTCCACGACCTCTGCAAGACCAATTTCTACAAGAACGATTTCCGCAACGTGAAGAACGAGCGCGGCCAGTGGGAGCGCGTGCCGTATTACTCCATAGATGATAAGGAACCGCTGGGCCACGGCGAGAAGTCGGTCATCCTTTTACAGATGCACCTGCCGCTGACGCTGGACGAGGCTTTGGCTATCCGGTGGCACATGGGGGCCTGGGCGGCGCATTCCTATCAGGACCAGCAGGCGCTCAATGCCGCCGTCAATCGGTGCGCTCTGCTGCGCGCGCTCATGTTGGCCGACCAAGTGGCGGCCTATTTCATGGAGAGGCCGTGACCGGAGAGGTTCGCTTTTCCCGGTTCCGGCCGACGCCGCTTGGCTGGGTGGTAATGATCACCGTGGCGGCGCTCCTGGCCGGGTTCTCTTTAGGCTTTTTTTATAGTTAAACGTGCGCTTTTGGTATAGTTAAACTGTTAGTCAGGAGGAACATCATGTCAAGTGTGTTACCGGACAAGCCCAATGTCCCGGTGGTCGGAGTGCCGCCGGAGATAAAGCTGGTCCTTGAGGGTAAGAGTAAGGTAGGCAAGACGACGTTCGCGGCGTCTTTCCCGGACGCGCTCCTTATAGAGTGCGAGCCGGGCGGGGCGGCCCACGCCAACTGCCATGTGCTGGATCTGACCAAGGGGAAGTCCCCGCTGGCGGGTCTACGGATGGCCATCAACGAGCTGCGCGAGGACGACAGGTTCAAGACGGTGGCGCTGGATACCATAGACGCCGTTGCCGACCTGGTCGCCAAGGAAATCTGCGCGGATCTCAAAATAAATACGATAGCCGACGCGCCGAAGGGCGCGCGCCACGGCGTTCAGTGGGAGCGCTATGCCAACGAAATCGTGGGCATAGTGGGGGCGCTTATCGCCCTGCCCAAGAACATAGTGGTGCTGGGCCACACCAAGCCGGCGTCGTATAACGAGCAGGGCGCTCTCATGCGGGAGGAAGGGCTGGACATCTACGGCAAGGCCGCCAGGGTGCTCTACGCCCGCGTGGATAACATCGGGCATATGTCGGTGGTCAACGAGGGCGGTGTCACCAAGACCCTGCTGTCGTTTAAGTCCGGCATAGACTGCACGCGTGGGAGCCGGCATCCGGCCCTGCGCGACCGCGAGCTAGTTCTCCCCAAGGAGAACGGGTATCTCGCCTTTCAGAATCTGTTCGTGCCGCAGACTGCGGCCGGGAGGAAATAATGGACTTCGACTTTAATTCCGCGGAGGGCGGCCTCCGCTACGACAACGGCGTGCGCTACACCTTAAAGGTGACGGACGCTTCGGAGGGTGAGTCCAAGGTAAAGTTCACGCCCTACGTCCGGCTCAAACTGTCCGACGAGAACGGCAACGACGCCTACAGCGTGGACATATGGAACACGCCCAAGGCCCTGTTCATCGCCGCCCTCTGGTTCAAGGCACTGGGCCTTAAGGACGAGGGTAACGTGTCGGTCAACACGTCCGTGCTGCGCGGCATCACGCTGACGGCCGTCTGCAAGCACGAGTCCTATCTGGACGGCAACGGCAAGGAGCGCAAGGCTATCCGCTGGGAGGACCCGCTGCCGGTGTCCTACGGCGAGGCGGCGAGCCTGCCCGGCGACCTCATCGTGGACGATCGCCTCACCGGCGAAGAAGCCGCCGCCGCCCTGGCGCCCAAGAAGCCCAAGGTCGCCAAGAAAACCGACAAGGAGGATGTCCCGTTCTGATGGCTTCAGGGGGCGTTATGGGCGCCCCCGCCATCCGGGGCTTAAATTATGGAAATGCAATTACCGCCGCGCCCGGCCGGGGCGAAGTATGAGGTGGAGTTTAAGGGGAACGGGTACTACATAGACGGCAAGCGNTTAAAGCGCGTCACAACCGTCCTCAACAAGTTCCCCGACAGCGGGCAGGGGCTCATAGAGTGGTCAAAGGACCGGGTGGCGATCACCATAGAGCGTCTGCTCAAGGACAGGGTGGTGGGGGAGGCCGGCACCGATTTCCGCTGGTGTCATTTCAAGGCCGAGGAAATCCCGGCCCTGGTCCATCAGGGGCGCAAGAATCCCGACGAGATAACCAACCAGACCGCCGAGGTCGGCACGGCCGTCCACGCGTTCGTGGAGGAGTGGCTTAAGGCCGGCGCCACGCCGGAGGCGAAAGCGGAGATATGCGCCAAGTATATGCTCCCTCCGCAGCCGGAGCTGTTGGAAATCCTGCAGCGCCAGACCGAGACCAAGGACATGACGGACGCGGAGCGGAACCAGTTCTACGACAAGATGAAGTCGTATATGTTCTCCCGCTTCTGCGAGTTCTGGTCCAAGTCCGGGCTGACCTACGTCGGCTCCGAGATAATGGTGGGGAGCCGCAAGTATAAGTACGGCGGCCGCATCGACATCCTGGCGCGTGACCGTAAGGGCCGACTGGCGCTGGTGGACTTTAAGACGAACAAGTGGGTGGCGCCGTCTATGTTCTCGCAGGTGGCGGCCTACAAGGCGGCTTACGAGGAGCAGTACGGCGAGAAGATTCACCGCTGCGCCATCATCCAGTGTCCGCGGGAGTGGACGGAGCACAACATGGGCTTCGGCGTCTATCCCGTCAGCGCGGTCGCCAAGTACCGCGCCATATTCATCAACATCATCAAAACGTGGGAATATACCGAGTTCAAAGCGGCGCGTTGCCGCAAGGAGAAACTATGAAAAAATCCAAGAAGGTGCAGGCCGACCTGCCGATAACGCCTACGCCGCAGACGGTGACCGGATTCGACGGCAAACCTCTGCGCGCCACCACGCCGGAGGCTGTGCAGGAGGCGGCCGATATGTATTTCGACCGCAAGGACGCGCTGGAGTCGGCCAAGGACCGGCTGGAGACGGCCGTGCTGTCGCTGGAGGCCGAGCTGGCCGCCCATAAGCTGGACATGGCCGTGGTGCGCGATTCCACAGGGCTCCCCTACACCGTGCGGCTGCGTAAGGGCAAGACGAGGCTGGAAGTCAAAGCGGTGAAGGTATCATGAGCTTCATCGTTGACGCTATCCCCGGCGGGGCGACCTATCGCTTCGCCGGGCCGGCGCAGGATCCGCTTGCGCCGACGGTGCTCACCATTGACCCAGGGTTGCGGGTCGGGTGGGCGTTCGCCCGCCTCAATCCCCGCCGGCTGCTGGCCGGCGGGGACT